ACGAAACAATAGTAACAGGGAAAGACGATAGATGTCCAGGATCAATGATGGTTCCATTTGTACCTAATCCTGACTTCGATTGGAGAGAGACTCTCGAAAAGATGAAATAAATATATACAGTTAACCTTTACGGAGATTACTATGGCTTATAGTAATAAAGTGTTAGACCATTACGAAAACCCTCGTAATGTTGGTACAATGGACAAAGATGACGAAGACGTAGGCACAGGACTCGTAGGAGCTCCCGCTTGTGGCGACGTCATGAAACTACAAATCAAAATTAAGGATAATAAAATTGAAGATGCGTGTTTCAAAACATTCGGGTGTGGCTCTGCTATTGCTAGTAGCTCACTTGTTACTGAGTGGGTTAAAGGCAAAACACTGGGCGAAGCAAGGAAAATTAAGAATACAGAAATCGCCACAGAGTTGGCTCTTCCACCAGTAAAGATACATTGTTCAGTGCTGGCTGAGGATGCCATAAAGGCCGCCATAGCAGATTACCAGAAAAAACAAGTTAAGTAATCTTTAATATATCTTAGATTTGTTTGATGTTTGCGGCAATGGTTCTGCCACGGAATTCTTCTAATTGATATTCTAATTGAATACCTTCTAGTATATCCGTTATACCTGCTTTTTTAAATTGGGAAACGTGTACAAAGATATCTTTGCCACCTTTTTCTGGAGTGATAAATCCAAAACCTTTTACTGGATTATACCACTTTAGTTTTCCTTTTTCCATGTGTTATATACGCCCTAGTTTTTGTTTAGTAATAATACTATTCATATTTATAATTTTTTTGGTAATTGTTACGGATATCATAATAAAAGAAAGGCGTTGCAAGAGTTGAATAATGCAACGCCGATCTTGTTTAAATTACATAGAGTTCTTTTTTTCTTGAATCTCTGCTCTTCTTGATTTTGCAAGTTTACCCATTTCGCCTAATGCTTTTCTGGCTCTTGCGGCCGAGGCTTTTACACCTTTTGTATCGAAAGATTCAGACTCTTTCAAGTAGTTCTCGTATGCCGCCGTAATTTGCTCATGAATTGATGACATATTTTTCTCCTGTTACTATTTTATATATGTTACGCCAAGTAGGTACCTTTTCGATTTGACTGTTTAAAAAGGTCTTGTTGTAACTATGTTCCAATAGGATTGGTTTAAGTCCATGCTCTAGTCCTACTACTGCATTTTCTGGCTTATCCTCAATCCACCAATGCCCTTGACCCATTTTACTTAAAACTTCGTTCTTACCTGAACCAGTTTCTAAGAAATGGATATCCTGAAAAGTGCCTTCTCCAAAAACTTCTGCCAAGTTCATTTTACGTAATGCTTGAGCAGGCTCATCTAAAGTTAAAGAAGTTATAGCAGTAAAGGTATATCCTTTTTCCTTTAATGCTTTCACTATTTCAACACTATCTTTGTAAGGTTCTAAGAACCCAATCCATGCAGATCGATTAAAGATCTTTACTAACCATTCTGCTTTATCTTCTGGAATAGCCTCTTTATGGACATTTGTAACAAATCTAAGATGTGTTTTATACTCTGTATCACCGCCTTCCTTAACGATGAAACCCTCTAACGCCATCCATCTCTGGAAGGCAGTATCCCAATCAAGTAGAACTCCGTCTACATCTACTAGTAAATTTTTGCTCATGTTTTTAATCCAGTCGTTGCTTCAATATATTTCTTAGCCATTTCGGTATGGGTCTTTGAAGTACAAACAACACTGGACTTAGGCATATGAATATCTGATAACGGATCCGCAGTCATCATAAATTGACCTAGACCAATTCCTTGGCCTGTGTTCATTAATGTTAAAGGTTTATGTAAGCGGTAACCTGTCTCGGTTACGTCATCAATCCTTGCTACTATCTCTTCTCCGGATTGTAACTTGAATGATACTGTGTCGCCTTTTTTGTGCGGTGTTTCAATTAACATACTTTATTGTTTCAGTCCTTCCATACCGTGGTCTTCAATGTACTTAACAAGTTCATTGTATCCCCCAACATACTTACCGTTAAGTATGATTTGCGGTACAGATCTTGGCTGTGGCATACCATTTGCTTCAAACTCTTCTAATAAAGTTTCTCTGTCAAGGTCTCTGCCAATAAGCATTTCTTTGTATTCTATTCCTGACTGTTTAAGTAAATGCTTTGCCTTATCACAGTAGGTACACATTGGTTTTGAATATACTACATTTGTCATATTATAATTTAAATCCTTTGAATGTATCTTTTTCTACGTCTTGTTTTACGCCCCCAATAATATATGACTCTACTTCTGTTTCTTGTGGAGCCACTTGTAATCCTGCTGAACTCAACCAATGTTGTGTCCAAGGTAAAGGATTAGTATTCACTGGTTGATCAAAGATAGGTTTGTATCCTAAGGCTTTCAATCTTCTATTTGCAATGAATTCTACATACTGGCCTAAGATTTCTTCGTTCAATCCAATGATGGAACCATCTTTGAACAAATACTTTGCCCAAGCCTTCTCTTCTTCAACGCAGGTCTTCCACATATCATAAACTTCTTGTTCGCTTTCCTGTCCTAACTTTTGCATTTCAGGATCGTCATTACCACGTAACCAATTCTTTAATACGTGAGTGGATAAGTTTAAGTGTGTTGCCTCGTCTCGAGCAATTAATGAAATAATTTTTGCTGACCCTTCCATCATCTTACTTTCTGCAAAAGCAAACGTACAAGCAAATGAAACATAAAATCTTAATCCTTCTAAGATGTTTACATTCATCATTGCAAGGAACAATTTCTTTTTGACATCTGACATTGTGCCTTTGCCTTTGTACATAAAGTTTTCTACTGCATCTGTATAAGAGTCATAATTCTTTGTAACTGAAATAGCACGTTTAATAATTTCGTCATCTTCTAAGATGTGATCCAATACTTCACTTGGATCTGGATAAACGTTTTTCATAATGTGTGTATAAGAACGTGAGTGGATTGTTTCAAAGAAATCCCAAGTAACAATACAACCTTCAAGTTCAGGTAAAGATACCCAAGGAAGAAATGCTAGACTTGGACCTCTACCCTGTACACTATCTAATAGTGTTTGATATTTTAAATTACTTGTAAAAATATGTTTCTGTTCAGGTCTGAACTGTTGATAGTCCGCTCTATCTTTCTGAAGACTTACTTCTTCAGGTCTCCAAAAGTAACCTAGCATAGTTTGATTTAACTTATCAAACTCAGGAAACTTAAATGTATCATATCTTTGTGTATTCTGATCTTCACCAAAGAACATAGGTTGCTTTGTAAAGTCTACTTTGTTTCTATTAAAGACAGTTTTAGCCATTTCTTACTCTTTCTATTCTCTACTTTCCTATACTATTATAAATTACTTTATGAAACTTGTCAATACTTAAATTGCACAGGCTTCACATTCTTCGTCCAATTCCTTTTTAGAACTTGGTTCAGGATGTGGGGCTTCTTGCTCCAGCGGAGTACTTATCTCTTCTCTCAATTCTTCTACGTCTTCACCTTTAAAATCGTATGTATTTTGATAGTAAGAAGTTTTCCAACCTAATTTATACGTAGTTAATAAGTCCTTGAACATAACACTCATAGGTACTTCGTTGTCTGCATACTGCGTTGGATTGTAACTCCAGTTTCCTGATATGGCTTGATCAAAGAATTTTTGAATTACTGCCATTACATTAATATAACCTTCATTGCCTGGCATTTCCCAAAGCAAGGTATAATAATTTTTTAAACTTTGATATTGCGGAACAATCTGCTTAAGAGGCCCTTTTTTCGATTTCTTAATGGACAAGTATCCTCTAGGTGGCTCAACTCCGTTTGTGGCATTTGACACAATAGAACTGCTCTCCGATGGCATCTGTGCGGACAACGTACTGTGACGGAGGCCATGAACTCCAATGCTCTTGCGAAGACCATCCCAGTCATATTTTAACTTAATGTTACAGACTTCATCCAAGTCTTTTTTGTATGTGTCAATTGGTAGTATGCCATCACTGTATTTAGTGCGGTTGAAATAGTCACAGGCACCTCTTTCTTCTGCAAGTTTATTACTTGCTTTCAAAAGATAATATTGAAATGCTTCTGTAAGTTCGTGTACTCTAGTTAATGCTTTCTTGTCATTGTACTTAACACCATGTCTTGCTAGGTAATGTGCAAGTCCAATGTAACCAATACCTAAAGAACGTCTTGCCTTTGTAGACTTCTCTGCCGCTTCTACAGGATATTTTTGATAATCAATAATTTCTTCTAAGGCTCTTACTGCAAGTTCGCATAGTTCTTCTAAATCATCAAGTTCTTTCAGTACACCAACATTGATTGCACTTAAAATACATAATGCTATTTCACCTTCTGGATCATCAATGTGTTGTAAAGGTTTTGTAGGTAAAGTAATCTCTTGACATAAGTTACTCATATAAACTGTATCTTTGAATGAACTGTGTGTGTTAGCATGATCAACGTTCATTAAATAGATACGTCCTGTTTCTGCACGTTCACGAAGCATATCACTGAACAGTTCCATAGCAGGTACAGTTTTCTTTCTTATGCTTGTATCTTTTTCATACTTTGTGTAAAGTTTTTCAAACTTTGATTGATCACTAAAAAATGCTTCATATAAATCTGGTACATCGTGTGGCGAGAAAAGTGTAATATCTTTACCACCTAAGAATCTTTCGTACATTAATTTATTAAGTTGAATAGAATAGTCTAACTTACGTACTCTGTTATCCTCTGTACCTTTGTTATTTTTTAAAACTAATAAGTCTTGAATCTCATAATGCCATAAAGGGAAATGGGTAGTTGCACTACCTCCACGTACTCCGTTTTGAGTACAACATCTAACAGTAGATTCAAATTTCTTTAGAAATGGAACAAGACCTGTATGTGCAACTTCACCACCTCTTATCTTCGAATTGATTGCACGAATCCTACCAGCATTGATACCAATCCCTGCACGTTGAGCCGTATAACGTCCAATAGCCATATCACTGCTAAAAATACTATTAAGGGTGTCATCACTATCAACAAGTACACAAGATGCAAACTGACGAACAGGGGTCCTGACTCCTGCCATGACAGGCGTTGGGATATTGATTTTAAAAAGTGAGGTCGCGTCATAGTATCTCCTTACGTAATACAATCTATCTTCTTTAGGATAGTTTGCAAATAATGTTGCCGCAATCATCATATACATATATTGCGGTGGTTCAAAGATCTGTCCTGAAGATCTATCCTGCACTAGATACTTGTCAACAATTTGTCTTAGTCCTGCATAGGTAAAGTTTTCATCTCTATTAAGTTTTATATATTTGTCAAGAGAATCTAATTCTTCTTCAGTATAAAGATCTAAAATTTGAGGATCATAAACACCACGTTCGATGTTTAGTTTTATCATGTCAATAAATGATTTGTGTTTGTATTCACCGAACACATCTTTATACACTCCGTACAATAATAGTCTTGCCGCAACGTATTGATAGTTAGGTGATTCTAAAGAAATAAGATCATTTGCTGACCTAATTAATATGTCTTGAATTTCTTTTGTAGACATTCCATCGTAAAACTGAATGTTAGCATTCATTTCAACTTGTGAAATACTTACGCCTGATAAACCTTCACAGGCGAATTGAACTACTTTATGAATTTTGTTTATATCTAATGGATAACTTTGACCATCTCGCTTTACAATATGAATTCCTGAACCGTTTGACATCTATTACTTCCTTACTTTATACTTTTACAATACCTCAAAAAAGTATTTAGTTTACCTGTGG